GGGCAGACATCAGCCAAGCGTTGATCGAAGCTCCTCAAGCCGACATCGGTTTGATCGGTTCGCAACTCCTCCCCTTGCAGAATGTAGATGCAAAGGCTGGAACATACCTCAAAGTTCAGTTAGCTGGCGGGGAACTCTTGACCAACAATGCTCTGGCTCGTGAAAGCGGCTCGAGCTATTCTCGTGGCATTCGTTCCTTTAGCTCGGCAAACTACGCAACGAACGAGGTAGGACTGGAAGAGCTAATTCCGGACGATGCGGCCAAGGACTTAAATCGTTTCTTCGCCTACGAGGCCGAAACTGCAAAGTTTTTGCTCCGTCAGTTGAAGCTCTCCCACGAGAAGCGGGTATCCGATCTTCTCTGGAATGCAACGACTCCCTTCACCATCGCCGATCAAACTCGTGCGGTTGCCTACACCCAAGCGTTAGTGGCAACAGTCGATGTAGCTCGTGATGTGGCGACCGCCAAGCTGGCTCTTGCCCAATATGGTTACGAAGCTAATTGCGTTGCGATGTCTGCCAATGTGTTTGAGCTGATCAGACGCTCGACCCTCCTCCAGAATCAGTTCTTCGGAGTTATCTCGAATACTGGTGCTAGGTTGTTGAGCGAAGCTGAAATTGCGGCGGCTCTAGGAATCCAGAACTTGCTCGTAGGCCGTGCGGCTTACAACACCGCTGGCAAGAACAAAACCTATTCTGGTTCGTTCGTTGTTCCAGACACCAAGATCATCGTAGGTCAGATTTCTGGTGGTGAGTTCACCGCCGGTGGAATCGGACGCACCTTGGTCTGGTCGGGTGACTCGGCTGGTGGTTTCGTCTCTGAAAGCTATCGTGACGAAGCTCGCCGTAGCCAAGTATTGCGGGTGCGTATGAACACCGATGAGGTCGTTATTGACCCGAATGCGGCCGTTCGTATCACCACCAACTTCGCCTAAAGAATTGTTGGTTGTTTCATAGGAATGGGGGGAGGGCGAAAGCTCTCCCCCCTTTTCTTTTTTGACATCCTTATGAACTAAAATCCTAACCCCCGAAATCCCCTTGAAATATCCTATCTCCACCTATTTAATTGCAGGCAATGAGGAAGAATACATTGGCCGATGTTTGGAAAGTTTCAAACCCATTTCAGCGGAGCTTGTTGTCTGCATCGCTAGGGGGAATCTTGTCCCAGACAAAACAGAAGAAATTGCCAAAGGTCTGGGTGCGAAAATCGTTCACTACCAGAATCAAAGAACTGATTGGCCTCATATAGACGATTTTGCAACTGCAAGGAACACGGCTCTTGGTGCGTGTTCAAATGAATGGTGTTTATGGGTCGATGCTGACGATGTGATGTCCGAGGATGGGGCGAAGGTTGTCGAGGAGGCTATTGACCTTGCCGTTGAGAAAGACGCTCACCTTGTGGCGTTAAAATACAATGTGGACAACGCCGGACTTATTCCCCTTCGAGAAGAAATCTCAAAGAAAGGCACTTGTGGTTGGAAGAACCGAGTTCACGAAATGCTGGTTTGCAAAGAGCCAAACAAGACGATTGGCCTAGATAAGATTTTCAGAATCCATAAACCTCACGGCTATAAGTCCAAAAGTGCAGAGAGGAACTTTAACATCTTGGCCGACACTCTTGCCCCAGCCGCCAACTCACTCTACTACCAAGCCCAAGAGTATTTCCTATCTGGTCAGAATGAAAACTGCATTGATTCCAGTATGCGGGCGTTGTCTTTTCCAGACCTAGAGGACACGCTTCGATATGATGTACTTTGCAACTTGGGGAGGATTGTTCCAGAAAATGAGAGGCTTTCTTACCTTGGGCAAGCCATATCTCTGCAACCAGACCGCCGAGAGGCTTATTTCTATATCGCTAATCATTGGTCGGGTAAGGGGAATTGGATAAAGGCTTATGGTGCGGTTCGAGCTTGTATGGCTTTGCATCGTCCCAAAGCCCACTACTGGAATTTGGTAGAAGCTATTTACAACTGGCAAGCGATGGATTTATACGAGACTGCCTCGGTGTGCGTAGGCGAGACTGGCGAAGCTGAAAAGATTAGGAAGATGCGACCCGCCCCCAAGATCAGCATTATCCACGCAACCAAGGGGAGGCCACAGATCGCTTGGCAAAGACGCTGGCAATGGCTTTGCCTAGCCCAAAAGCCACTAGAGGTTGAATGGTTGTTTATGGTAGATCACGATGAGGCCGTTGACTACACCCCCCACCAAGCAATCCGAGTGAATCCCGGAGGCATCGTCAACGCTTGGAATGCAGGGGCAAAGTTAGCCAAAGGGGATATCATCATTCAAATGAGCGATGACTGGACACCACCCCGCCATTGGGATGCCCTAATTTCGACCGCTATGGGGGATACAGCGGAGGAGAAAGTATTGGCAGTGTCAGATGGCCTACGCACAGACAAACTCCTCTGTATGGCTATTATGACGCAATCTAGGCTCAAGAAACAGGGGGAGATGTTCTGCCCAGAGTATCAAGTTAGCGATGGCATATATTCAGACAACGAGGTGACTGATCGAGCTTATGAGGATGGGGTGATAGTTGAGGCTAGACATATCCAATTCAAACACGAGAATCCGATGTTTACCGGAGGCAACCCCGATGACCTACTTAAAAACCACAACAAACCCGAACACTACCAAAAGGGGAAGGCAATCTATGAAAAACGCAAAGCAAATCATTGGATGTAGGAAAGCAAAAAAGGGGGAAGATACCAAGGGGCTTGGTATGATTAAATTCGGGAAGTCTCGCCCCGACCCCACCAAGTATGTGAAGGTTGATATTACCTATGACGAAAAAGCAGAGAAAGATTTGTATGAGTGCGGGATGATTGCGTTAAAGCACGACAAGGAAGCAGTTATTCAATATGTGATCGTAAAAGCCCTCAAAGAATTAGTTTCGAAGAAATGATTCACACCCACAACCATCTTCGCCTTGGGGATAATTTGGTTCAGCTTAACTTTCTAAGGAGATTGTTAGCGGAGAATCCCAATGCCAAGATCACCCACTACTTCAACCCGCAACTCTGCAAGGGCGAAGAGATTATTGCCCTTCGAGAAGGATTGGAGGATAGGCTTTTTATTGAGGCCGAAGGACAACCAGCCGATAGCCTTGATTCGTGGAGAGGGCAAGAGTGGTATGGGCATCAAGACAAACTAGATTTTGCCAAGTTTCACCTCGATTGGTTCAAGTCGCTCAGTCACAAGATGGGCTTTCTTTCGCCTATCAGATCAAGGGAAGATTTGCTTTTTGATTACCCCGCCCTACTCCAACCCACCCCTACCTATGATGTGGTTGTCATTAACTCACCGGGTTTGTCTGGTCAATTTAGTGGCCACAACGAAATGATGTATGTGGAACTAATCAAATGGCTACAAAGCAAGGGGAATTCTGTTCTTTCTACAAAGCCAACTGGCCTCTGTGATGATTCAAGAGGCAAAGATGTTTCTTGGATTGGGGCAGTATCTACCAAGACAAAGATAATCGTTGGCAACTCAACTGGCGTAAGCTGGCCTTGTCTGAACATCCACAATCAAGAAGCCCTGCATATCCTTTGCCTAGATTCCGAGGAAGTTATTCTGACAAAACGAGGAAAGACGGTTCGGAGTATTGGGGAGGCTATTAAACTACTGGTATGAGCTACAAGTACGCAATCACTAGCGCAATGCAGTCGCTCGCTTACGACCCAAAGATTCGGTTTGTTGGTTATGGCGTAAAGATAGGGGGACAAGCACTCGGCACACTAAAAGAAATCAAAGAGGAACAACTTATTGAAACTCCGGTAGCTGAGAATCTAATGGTAGGGATGGCTATTGGAATATCTTTGGCTGGTCTAAAACCAGTTGTGTTTATCGAGCGAATGGATTTTATTCTCAATGCCCTCGATGCCATTGTGAATCATCTTTCACAAGCAAAGGCAATTAGCCGGGGCGAATTTTCCCCTGCGATGATATTGCGAGTTGTAGTAGGAAACCGAGCCAAGCCCCTTTTTACTGGCCCGACCCACACCCAAGACTTCTCTCAATCCATAGCGAGAATGGTTGGATTTCCAGTTCGGCAAGTGACTAGGGAAACAGAGTTCGCCCCTATCTACGACCACGCCAAGGCTTGTTTAGATCGAGGCGAAAGCACTATGGTTGTTGAATACAAGGACTTAATGTGAAACAGAACAAATATAGCGACTATAAGATTTTCTCGTATCCAGAAAAGATATTGTCTTTCAAGGATGATGTGCTTACCCCGCCAATTTATGTCCGTATCAAACCAATTAACAAATGTAATCACGCTTGCTACTGGTGCGTGTATTCAGATGGAACACTTAGGCCGAAGGATAGGGTGGAAAAACATTTACAGGCGGGGATGCATAAAACGATGGTCGAGAAGGATGTTATGCCAACGGGAAAAGCCCTTGAGCTTGTGACCGACCTTGGCCTTATAGGAACAAAGGCAGTAACTTTCTCAGGCGGCGGCGAGCCCCTACTTCACAAGGACATCGCTCAAATAATGTTTAGAACAATCGAGTGCGGCCTTGATCTCTCAATTATTACCAACGGCCAACTCTTGTCTGGCGAGAGGGCGGTGGCTTTAGGCAAGGCAAAATGGGTGAGGATTTCAATGGATTACACGAGCGCAAAGCAGATGAGTGAAAGCCGAAATGTACCCGAGGCATCTTTTGATAATATCCTCAAAAACATAACTACCTTTAGCACAACCAAAGAAAGCACTTGTGACTTGGGAATCAATTTCATTATCACTAGGGAAAACCACGAGGGCATTGTTCCATTTGCTAAAAGGCTAAAGGATTCTGGCGTTGGCAACATTCGATTTAGCCCAGTTTATATCGAGGGATTCAAGAACTACCACGAGCCTATTGCCCAAAGGGTGAGAGAACAACTAGCCGAGTGCCAAGACTTCTGCGACGATTCATTCAGCATTAACACAACCTACGATCTGACCAGCCCTAGCAAATCACCAGTTCGCCCCTTTCATCGTTGCCTATACGCTCAAGCCGTGTGCGTGGTAGGGGCTGATCTAAACATTTACGCTTGCCACAATACCGCATATTCTGAACATGGATTGGTTGCAGGGATGCAGAACAGAAAGTTCTCCGATGCTTGGTTCTCGGAAGAGGCAAGGAAATGGCATAAGGAATTTAACCCAAGCAAAGTCTGTAATCACGAGTGTGCAAACCATAACAAGGTGGAGCTATACGAAAAGCTGACCACCGACAGCTACGATTCTTTTGTATGAACAAACAAGAGCTAATTGATTTTGAGCTACGAATAAAGGCAGTTTTTGAGCAAGGCAAACTTCCCTATCTGATTCATCTATGCGGAGGGAATGAAGATCAGCTTATTGAGATATTCAAAGGCATAAAGAAAGGCGATTGGATATTCTCTGGGCATCGTTCTCACTATCATTATCTCCTCGCCGGGGGTAGCCCCCAAAAGCTAGAGCAGATGATTCGAGAGGGACGCTCGATGTTTGTCTTTGATAGGGGTTTGAACTTCTACACCTCTAGCGTTCTGGCTGGCACTTGTGCAATCGCCGCAGGGGTGGCCTATCGCCTAAAGGAAGAACAGAGCAAGGCTAAAGTCTGGTGCTTTCTTGGGGATGGAGCAGAGGACGAAGGACATTTTTACGAAGCGGTCAACTATGTTAGTGGCTCAAGTTTACCCTGCCAATTCATCATTGAGGATAACAACAGATCGGTCGATACGACAAAAGCAGATAGAGGGAAAGGAAGAATTGAGTGGCCGAGTTGCGTCACGAGATACGAATATCTGCCTACCTACCCACACGGAGGCGTAGGAGCAAAAACAATGGTCAAGTTTGACGAATCTATTAGACCTATTTGGGATTGACACAAGCAATGAGTTTATGGCGGGGACAATCCAAACCTCTTACTTCTCAACTGATCTGCAATTTATGATTGCGGATATGTTTCAAACAGTCACCGGGCTTGCCTCTTCCGCAGTTTCCGCATCAGTCACAGACCTAACAACCGCTAGTGAACTTGAAATAGGCGGGGAGGTTTTTAGAGTCACCCAAAGCCTTGTTGTTTTGGCCTCTGGAATCTCTGCCCCAGTTATCGGCTCTCTTTGCACAGTTAGCGGGGTGGAGCGTATGATCGGAGGATTTTCGCAAAGCACAGATGGCCTTTCCTACACCATCGAACTTGCGGAAATTACAACCTAATGGCCTCAATAGAGAGGGAGGTTGAGAACGCCCTCCTTAATGTTGTTTCTGGTGTTACTGGAGTGAACTTCTTTACGAGCGAAAGAGGCACAGCTAGGACGATGCCAAGTGTCACGGTTCAAGCACAGATTGGGTCAGAGGAGCTTGTGCCTTTTTCTGGTGTATTCAAAACACCAACCACAATTACTTATGTTGCTAGGGCAGATACAACCGCAAGAGCCGACTTTGATGCGAAGTTTTACGACATCCTAGAGCAACTTTATCGTGACCCAGACCTTGCTAGCTACCTAACCAGTCATTCCAATATGACTTTTTATGTAGCAAAGGTGACTGGGGATAGTCCAGCGGTAATCAGCCAAAACAGAACTTGGTCAAGGGCTATGACTTTAGACATCACGGCAACAGCGACAAAGATATTTTCTCCATTAAATATATCCGGATTATCATTATGGCTCAAGGCTGATGCTGGCGTAAGTAAGTTCTCCTACAACTACGCCTCTACGATTGTAATATCTGGCACAAGCAATCCAAGTTTTGCTGGAACATACACAGCGGATAGCGTACCAACTTGGGATTATGTGAATGAAAGAGTAAATACATATAGCCTTACTGGGCCAACTGGAAAATCAATTTATTGGGATACTGAAGAATTTTTACTTTCCTCAACTGGCGAGCCAGATTATTCATTTGCCTCTTCAAATGGAGTAAATTGGACTGCCTCTTCGTATATTGCTCAAATTGTAATTACTGGATTTACTGGAGTATATTCTGGTGCAAACGGAACATATAACGGTAATGGCAATTATTTTACAAGAGTTGGAGGAGGATTTTATATTGACGCAGATCAACTTAAAGATACTGCATCTGAAATTCTAATAGCGACAGCCCCAGTCGGCTACTCTGGTTCGTGGACGCCAACCTCCTATGAAAGCTCTGTAACTCTTACTAATGCTGGCACAACATCTGTAAATGGAATTTACACAAGATCAGATTCTTTAGATGGGTTAAACTCCTTTTCTGCATCTGGTGGAAGAATAATATATTATGATTCCGGGTGGTTTACTGGAGGAACAGAGTATTTCTCAAATGATTTGAGAGATTGGATAATAGAGAATGGTGATTCCCCAGCCCCAAGTGCGTCAGTAGGAACATCTGCAAGATCAGTAGGTACGCCAACAAGCACAGCTTCATCAAAACCAACTGGCTCGATTAGCGGAAGCGTTACAAATTCAACAGTAAATACAGATAATGTAACTGGCTGGGCAGATCAGAGTGGGAATGGGAGGAATGCAGCTCAACAATCCGAGACGGTCCCCACCTATAGTCTGGTTGGTGGAAAGTCATTTGTTATTTTTGGTTCATATATAAATATGAGTGTGCCTACAATATGGGATAACGTTCAATTTGTTGGAACAATCATTACTGTGGCTCATTTTGCTTCTTCAGATGATGGAATTCTTTTGAGCCAAGAGTCTGAATTTGGTCTTTTTGAATTTGGCAGGGGATATGCCAGCACTAATGCACCCTACATACAAACATCGGAAAACGACCCCTCCGACACCATAGTTTCAAGTTCAGACGCAAATAACAATACAAATTATGTAATTGGAACAACATTCAACGGATCTTCTGCGTCACTATACTTAAATGGAGCATCTGTTGGCACTGGTTCCGTTAATTCAAATACTGGCACATATAACACAAGTATTGGCGGGGCATCAAGCATAGCAGAAATGATTGTCTACGACCGAGTTCTCACAACCCCAGAACGCCAGCAAGTAGAGGCATATCTGAACTCTAAATACGCAATCTATTAATGAATAATAGCGTTCAAATTAATGTGGAGGATGCTTTAGAAAATCTCCTAGCCAACATTCCAAATCTGAATGTTTATAAGACTAATAGAGTAGGGGCAAAGCTATTCCCATCGGCCACAATCTCCGCATCGGTAGGGGGTCAGCTTCTTGGGAACTATACCGGAGTTTATGAAGTATCCGTCACAATCGACTACTCCGACACGGCGGCCAAAATTAGCCAAACTGATTTTGACGCTGAATACTGCTCAATCTTTGAAGCTTTCTATTCTGAAACCATCCCTCTCTTTACCAAGATTCAAAATAACATTTTAGATACAAAGGTTTATACTGCTAGGATTACTGGACAAACCCCAACTATAAAGACCGCTAAAAGGGCTTGGCAGAGGGGATTGAAAATGAGCCTTATTTGCACCCCATCAGAACTGGACGATGGCTTGAGATATCTTGACTTCCACGAAAAGCGAAATTCTATGTATGTGGCAGTCATTTAACAAGGGATAAGGCTATATGGCACTTTCAATTTTAGACGGCAACCAGTCAGCAACTACGCTCTCAACCATCCTTTCTAGTGGGCAACACATCACAGCCCATACAGTTGTTAGCCTTGGCACTCAAGCGATTACAGATATGCGTAGTGCTGTGAGTGGAAGTGTTGTTTCAATCTCTAATTTCCCATCCTCTCAGACGATTGCTGGTTCAGTAACGATAGGCAACTCCATCACAATCGGCTCTTGCGTGACTCACGGAGTGACGATTGCAAATTCTAGCGTAACTGTGAATGGCTCGTTCTTTCAAGCCACTCAACCAGTTTCACTAACTACGCTACCAGCATTGGTCGCAGGCACGGCACAGATTGGTTCAGTCACCGCATCCATCAGCGGGACGGTTCCTGTCTCCATCTCATCGGTGACAGTTGGAAACTCCGTCACAATCGGCTCCCTCCCTGCGATTAGTGGGACGGTCACCGCCAACACCTTTGCCTTGCAAGGCACGGCAGTCACCACCTCTAACTTTACCAGCACCACCGCCTCTACCGTGCTGGCCTCTTACAATGCGACGAGGGAAGTGCTGACGATTTTTAACGAGGGGGCGGGCAACCTTCATATTTGTGCAGGGGCAACTTGCACGACGATTGCCTACCAAGTTCGCCTATCAGCGGGTGACTACTACGAAGTGCCAAATCATCAAACGACCATCACCCACTCGGCTGTATTTGCAACGGCTGGCACGGCACGTGTGACGCAAGTTAGTTAGGAGTAGGCGATGCCTTTGTTTATCCCATCAAGGCGTTTCTTCACCTTGTTTGATGAAACGCAGACGCAAGCGGCATCTACTACATTTGTTAATTCTGCAACGCAAATTACCCTTCCAATCGGAACATATATATATGAGGGACTAACTGGTGGCTCAACCGTATCTTCAACTGGCGGGGTAAGCGTTGATTCAACAATGGCTAGTGGATTTTCAGTTAATTCCAATCATACGCTGTACCAAGGAACAAGTTATTTTGGGAACACATTTAATAATTCTTTTACAAGAATCGATACCAATAGTCAGCTTTTTGTGTCTCTCAATTTAGATGCTAATGCGTCTACAAAATTTATATATGGAAGATTGGCTGGCGTTCTAAAAGTAACATCAGACACAACCTTTGGATTTAAGATTGCTCAAAGAACTGCAACAGATGCAAGCAATCCGGCCACTCTAATGAATCGTAGTTACATTAACTTTTCTAAAATAGCCTAATGCCCCTCCTCCTCCTCGCCCTCTTGCTCTGCTCTTGCTCCCCCAAGCCAGCAGATAACACAGGGCTTCCAAGATATTCTGATATGTCAGCGGCCTCTGAGGCAGGGCAAACGCCAAGTAAGTAGTCTAGTATGACGCACCAATACACCTACGAGGATTTTATGTCCTCGCTCAAATGGCTTGAGGCCGAGGGCTACATAGAGAAGTTCTACGATAACAACGGCGATCTATGCGTTCGTGTGTGCGAAGGGGCAGAGGATTGTGAAGTGTGAGTGCAGACCAAGTAGCAGATTTGAGGGAGAGGCTTGCCCGAATTGAGGAACGGCAGACCAATATCATATCTATCCTAGAACGCCACACTAGCGAGTTGGCTCAATGGACAAGCAAGATTAACAGCAAGGTGGACACCCTAGAGAGGGAATCGCACACCATCAAAACGAAGCTCTGGTTGGTTGCGCTAGTGTCGGGGGCGGTCTTTTCTACGATTTGGGAACTCATAAAGGTGCGAGTGTTTCAACGATAATTTGACACAAGCAAAGGAGATTATGAAAAACACACTTTCTAACGAGGTTTCAATCTAATGGCCGCCGTTACTATTGGCACGCAGGGCTTGTCTTTCGGCTTGGTTGCGGAAGCTGGTATTGGACTGGTTCAGAGCTTTTCAGAGGCTCGTAATGTCGAGAAAAATGAGGTGCGGAATAATTCGGGCGATATAGTTGCCATCGGATACTTCAACGCCACGACCTCTTACTCCCTATCGGTTGCTATTACTGGCTCGTACAATGTGACCGCAGGGGCGGCACTTGCGGCCTTGGCAAATGCAACCACCCTCGGCACAACTCGCATTGATTCCATCACGCTTAACAAGTCTAACGATGCGTTCGTGACCCTTGATATCTCGGCGACCGGCTATCCGAATGTAAGTTAAAGAGGTTCTACACCTCTTAATGAAATCCTAAACTTATGACCGAAGCCTACTGGGGAACGACTAACATAAAAGTGGCGAGTGCCGTTGCTTCCTTTGGGGCAAAGCCAAGACAACTCGACCCAGTAACGAGGACAATCAAAGAGGATGGAAGCACCCAAGCGACATTCTGGTTTGAGGCTGGGGCGGGGGCAGAGGCAAAGGCAGAAATGGAACGCCCTTGGTCAGAAATGAAAAGCGACCCAGAAAGCCCTATCCGATATGTCCGTGCGGCACTCGAGAACCGAGAAACCTTCTTGGGGCTTCTTAAAAGGGCGGTTCCGGTGCGGGTGATACAAAGGGGCGGGCAGACTTTACTCATCTCAGAAAACGCAACCTCGGAGCAAAGAAGGGCAATCCTAAAGCATCTATGAGCATATCCCTAGAAGAAGAACTAAACTCGGCCTTTATATCCCCAGACAAAGAATATATGGGGGAAAAACTAGCACCCTACACGGAAGGCTCTCGCTTGCTCCTTTTGCAAGTAAGGGATGACAACGACTCCTCGATCTATTTTATTTGGTCGTTCATATATATGCACATCCAGATTGCCAAGGGTAGGAAAGAGGCGATCAAACTGGCTTGGAATCGGGACTTGTTTCGTGAGAAGATTATGGACTTTATTGAGGGGAAGACAGAAGCAGACCGAGATGCGGCCACTCAAATCGTCTCTAACATCTTGGACGAAGCCCAGAAGGGCAAGGTGGAGGCCATCCCAGCACCCCATCAAGCCGAACTGGGAAACGCCTAACGCCAGCGGGAACAGCGAGCTTTGTGTTCTCGTTGGCAGAAAGAACAGGATGGAGTGTGGAGTATGTCTTATGGGAGTTGCCTCTCGCCCTTATGACACAAGCGAGCCACGCCTATCTATGGATGAATGGGGTGAAGTGTCGCAGAGTTGGGGGCGTAGCAGGGGAAGAATTAGTGAGCCTAGAAAAACTGCTGGGGTTAACATAGGGCAAAAAATATGATTACTGTGGAGCTATTAAATCAAGCCAAGTTTATGCACAAGCTTGAACAATACCAGAAGGCATCTAAAAAGAATATGGCCGATGTCATAAACCAAAAGCTCGGAGATGTTGCCGTTACCGCCATAGGAACTACCTACCGAACAAATGCCTCACAAATTGCCTCCGAGCTTCAACGAGTTGAGGGACAAGTTGTGACCAAGAAAGTGTTTAAGCCATTTGGCCTCACAAAGTCTGGTAAGGTTAAGAAGCGTAAGATCGGGGAATATGCCGTTAAATATAAAGCCAAATCAGCCAGCTATGCGGGAACATATAAGCTGGTGAATTGGCTACTTAAAAACAGGGGACTTGCTACACTCGGAAAGACTAAAGTGGGCGTAGGTGGACTTGGAATGGGGGGAGGAAAGCCCGGAACGATTGGGGCATTGGCGAGGAGATTGGTAGCTGGTAGAAAGCGATCTGTAAATTATATTAGGAACGGATGGGCGGCGGCGGCGGCGGTCTTTGGTAAGAGGGCAGGCCTTACAAGGGGGGATTATAGCCCAGAAGCAATAAAAAGATTAGGCGGGGGTTCAAAAGCGGACAGCAAAAAAGCGCAAATGGAGGGGATTATTTTCAATCGGGCTGGCGATCTTGACACAAGGTACTATCCAGTAAGGAAAAGGGCTGTATCTGGTGCGGTTAAGGTCGGTATGCCGGGTCTTAAAATGGCTATTGATAAAGTAATGAAAGACATGAATGTTTATCTTGCCCGCAAGAATAAAGAGGCGAGTGACAAACTGAAGTTATAGTATGGCAGACGCAACCCAAGAACTAATGCTCCGAGTCCGAGGAGACAATAGCGGAGTAGATAAGGCAGTTGCGGGGACAGAGCGCGCAGTAAAAAGACTTGCAGTTAGTGGCGAAAAGGCTGGTGGAGCGTTTAAGAATTTCAGCCGTAATTTGGCAGAGGCAAGAAATGCGAGCGATGTAGCCTCTTCAGCGGCTGAAAGCCTTGCTCACATTGTTGGCAAGTCTTTGATGGGAGCGGTAGCGATTGGTGCGGTCAAGATATTCACCGACCAAGTCAATCGTATGGGTGAGATGCTGAAGGAGACGGCAACAAACGCCCAGAAGTCTTTTGATGATATAGAAAAAGCTGGGCAAGCGATGAGCCTATCAGAAGCCATTGCCCAAACCTCTGCCATTGATGCGAACATTACCTCTATCAATAACAAGCTATCAGAGCTTAATAGAAGCCCATTTCAAAACTTTATAGCTGGGGCAACTGGGGCTAGATCGGAACTTGAGGCGTTGGTTAAAACCAACCAAAGATTGAGGGATATAAAACTTGCCGAGGGATTGGCAAGCGAAAATGCTAACGATGAAATTATGTCTGGGCTAGACGCAGAGGAAAATAAACTGCGTGAAATCGACAACGAATATCGGAAGAAGCAGAAACAAGCCCAATCCATAACAGACCCCCAAGCCTCTGCCTCTTTCAAGAAGGATGCTGGCGAGATAATGGTAAGAAAACGCAACGCAGTTCTGGATAAGCAAGCCAAGGACAGGACAGAATCACAAATTAAGTTCGACAAGATGGTTTTTGATGCGGAACAAAAGCTGGAAAACCAATCAGAGGCAAGAGAGAAACAAACAGAGCAAGAACGAGTGCAGAGAAAGATAGACAACAACAACCGAATCTATCGTGAGGAACGCTACAACATAGATGAAAAGATTAAGATAGAAAGCGATGCTGATGATAGAAAGTTTCAGCGTCTAATCCGTGATGCTAATAAGGCTAGGGAACAGCAGAAAAGAACTTCTGAAACTGCCTCTGGCACGGCTGGTGGAGTTCTTGGTGCAAGCAGGGCTGGTACTCAAGCCCTTGATGTGGCTAGGAAACAAAGAGAACAACAACTTAAAAAAGAAAACTTCAAGACCGCAGAAAAGATTGCACCAACCCAGAGAGACAGAGAAAAGCTGGCCGCACAACAAGCCGCAGGGGAAATGCCGTCATTAGCGGAGAAGATTCGAGGGGGTGTGACCGGTGTTGACCCATCTCAACTTGCTAGGGAAGCGGCGGCAAGCAAGTTTGAGAAGGACAGGGCTTTTGGCCCAGCAAAGATGACTGGAACACAGGGCAAACTAGGCGAGGAACAAAGCTCACTATCAGCAGAAACTCTGACAGCACTCAAGGCTCTAGTGGATTTGATGAAATCTGGAACGGTGGTTAAATAATATGGCAAGTCTAGTCATCGGCTCGGCAATCGGCTCAAAGGTATTGCAAAGGCAAAACTTTAATAAAGAACCAAATGGATTGGGAACAATTATTGAGGCTTATGCCATCAAAACAGCAAACAGAGACACGGTTGTTCCAGAGAAAGACACCGTTCATTCTGCTTTTTCATCATCTGCAAATAAATATTCTCGAATGGTTGTTGAGTCTGTAACCACAGAGGAACAAGATGGTGGCATTACTCAAATGCTTGTTACATATGTGGGGCTAACAACATTAACTGGATTGCCCCCAGCTATTGTAAGGCTTATCCCAACAGTAGGTGCTGGGATTTATGGCCCCCCGCTAACTATTGAGGCAGAGTTTGTGACCGATGTTACCGAAACAATGTTTATTCAAGGAAATATCAATGCAACAGCACAGATCACACTTGGAAATGTTGCGTTTGGAACGGTCAATCAAATGCCCCCATTTATTAACGGAACACAAATGCCATTAAATCCCAGACCTCCGGGCAAGGTTCAAAACCCTTTCTTTTTTGGAGATTATTTTGGTTATTGTGTGGAATCATTTAGCTGTGAGCGCAGGGGATTGTTTCTTATTGCACGAACCACATACACAGAGAAGTCTGGCTTCTTTACTGTTTCGTAATGTCTTATGAAAGAAAATCAAATTAACGAACTTCAAGGGACATCCATTTTAACGAAGTCATTTTTTAATAAATTGATAAGAAGGATTGAATGCACTAAGCCCTTGGCTGGCTCCGGAATTACAATATCAGAGGAAGAAAATGGCTTCAAAATTTCTGGCGGAGGAGGAGGTGGAGGCGGCACATCCACAACATATAATTCAATTACATTTAATGTCGTAACACTATGTAATGTTATTACCCTTAATGTGTGTAGTAATGGAACTCCAGATACCATATATGTGCTTTCAACAACAAATTCAAATTTAAGTGCTGTAACAATGCTTAGAAGCTCGGTTACTGCTCCATTCCAAGTCCTTATTCCCAACCAAAATTGACACAATAGGAGTATAAAATGGCTCAATCACTAGACATCTACATTGACATAACTAATGGAGTCCTAGTGGCCGCAGGGTCAGCTAGGGCTGGAACGCTGCCCACCCTTACCCGAAACGACTCCTATAACCTACGAGTTCGTTTGCAAGAAAGAGATCGAAGTGGATTCCTCCGAGATTTAGATTTGACTGGTTCTTCAATTAAGTTGGGCATCGGTAGTGTTGATGGAGACCCAACAGATGGACAATTTAAGCTGGTTCTCAATAGCGTAACATCAACGGCAATATCTTTTAACGCAACAACCACTCAATTTTATAACGCTATTTCTGGAATCGCTGGTGCTGGCGTTGGAGTCACAACTTATGGCCAAGAGTTGTTCGCCTACCTCATCACTTCTGCAACGGCAAACACCGCAATGTCGTTCGGGGGCTCTGCCTTTACGCTTTTCCCGACAAGCTCTGTTCTTATAAGCACACGCAGATTCCCGGCAGTATCGGTTGCCGCCCAACAAGTCATTCGCTTGGTTCGCAATCCGGCTGTTTATTCCGATACATTCGTTGCCTCTACTACCGCTGGAGTTATCTCTCTGACCAAAATTCAAGACGGCTCTGCCACGCAGAACGAAACCTATAATCTGGCCATTGGTTCAGACGCAGAGGGAGGCTCGATTGCCCTTAACTATGGCACAAACTCCACAACAGCTATCGCCATCGGGGCGTCGGCCGCCAGCTTTGCTGAAGCCCTCGCATCAATCCCGGTAATAGGTGACGGAAATGTGAGCGTTGATCTGGGCAACAATTCCGGTAACTATTCGATTTCGTTTGTGGGTGGTCTTGGTCTTACCAATATAACGACCGCCCTCGTTTTGGATGCTAGCGGTGCGATATTTGGTAAATTCTTGCAGACAACTTGCACCCTCGCAACCGCTGAATTGGATGAGCTTTTTGCCGAATCTGGTTTAGATACAATCACGCCGAAGATAGAGATCGAGCTAACACAGAGTGGAACGCCTAAAACTGTCCTTCAATCTGATGTAACTATTAGGCGTGATCTTATTAGTGCCGGTTCTGCCGTTCCCGCCACCCAAGCGAGCTACCTTACCGCCGCTGATATTGCCGCTGGTTTTGTTAGTAGTCAGAACAATGTTGGATTTTATGGGACTACGGCAATATCAAAGCCAGCAAACACAAATGTAGTGAGTGCCTTAGTGAATTTGGGACTAATAGCTAACACAGTTACGGTTGGCAGTAGCGGTTTAGGAACTGCGGTAACCGATTGGGCTGGGAATGTATCTGCAACTACAAGATTTTTGGCTGACTCGTCTGCTGTAACTTCGGTCGACTGGGGCAATCGAGTCCTTAAAGACTCCTCTGGGATAACTGCCGTAAATTGGGATACTAGGGTTTTTGGTTCTGGCTCAACCGTTGTAACCATAGCCTCAAATAATGTAGCAATCTCTGGTAGTTATTATATTGCTATGGGAACCGGAAATGGTGCTTTTAGAACTCTCTCAACCTTGGCATCTGTTACCTTTGGGGCGGTAGCGGCAAACGATCAACATTATCGTGATGTCGTGGTGACTGGTGTAACAACAAACGACATTGTTTTGATTGGCCTACCATCAGCGGTTTCAGCAGGGGCAGTCATTCAAGGCGTGGCATACAAGGCAAACACCGTGTGCCTCTCTTGCAGTAATTCCGATAATGGCACTATCAACATAAACACAGCAACCTACCGAATTACCGTATTGAACTACCAATGAGCAGATTTTGTAATGTTTCGCTATCTGGCATTAGCATTACAGAATCATTCATAGGCTTATATTTTGGCGTATTAGCTGGCCGTGCTGGTTCTTCTGGTAGCTTTAACGGCACCAGCACAGTCGCTCGGTTCAATTTTCCAACCGGAGTTTGCGTAGATTCTGCGGGCAATGTCTTTGTCGCAGATAATAACTCAATCCGCAAAGTAACAAGTGCGGGAATAGTAACTACCCTAGCTGGTCGTGAGGGTTTTGCCGGCCACGTCGACGGCACCGGCTCAGACGCTAGATTTTATTCACCCTCTGGAGTTGCCGTAGATTCCGCAGGCAATATTTTTGTCGGAGATGGGCCGGATTACACAATCCGAAAAGTAACAAGTGCGGGGGTAGTAACAACACTTGCTGGCCTTGCAGGGTTTGATGGAAATACCGACGGCACCGGCACAGTCGCTCGGTTTGGTTTTCCTCATGGCGTTGCCATAGATTCTGCAGGAAATATCTTTGTCGCAGATACATTTAATAACTCAATCCGCAAAGTAACTAGCTCGGGGGTAGTAACTACCCTAGCTGGGGGTTCTAATGGCAGTACCGACGGCACCGGCTCAGCCGCTCAGTTTGCTTATCCTTATGGTGTTACCGTAGATTCTGCAGGAAATGTCTTTGTCGCAGATAGAAACAACCACACAATCCGAAAAGTAACTAGCGCAGGGGTAGTGACCACCCTAGCTGGCCTCGCAGGGTTTGATGGCAGTGCCAACGGCACCGGCTCAGCCGCAAGGTTTAATCAACCTTATGGCGTTGCCGTTGATACGGAGGGCAATGTTTTGGTGGCAGATACCGATAATAACACAATCCGCAAAGTAACAAGTGCAGGGGTGGTAACAACACTTGCTGGAACTCCGGGTGTTTCCGGAAGTACCAATGGAGATATGGCTACATTTCAAGGGCCCAGAGGCATTGCCGTAGATGCCACAGGAAATATCTTTGTCGGAGATACCTTCAATTTTACTATCCGAAGTTCTATTTTGCCCTAACAAAATCCTTATGGGTAAAGTTCTTCATGCTAGTAAGAGTGGGTATTTTCCGTTCTGTCTTACAAATGGAACACCGCCCTCAACTGGTAGGGGTACTGATTACCCAATTTCTCTACCCCTTGAGCAATATATGTCTTGGTGGTGGCAGGTAAAAACTTGGACACTAACCGGAAGTTCTGCTTGTAACGAAACAGCAACACCACCGGAAGCAGAGCCCTTAATTAATAATTGGACTACGACAAGCCTAAATCAAGATACAGATTGGACTGGCGGAATTTCATCTGAAGAAAATCTTGTTTGCCGAGGGGACAGGAATATCCTTAATATAGGATTTAATGCAAGTAATTCTAGCACAAACAATTGGTTCGTTTATTTTTATTCTAATGCTTATATTGACGGCTCAACTGTCTACCCCCAAATGCGGGTTTCAGGTTGGTACGACAGCAAAGATGCGGGGGACGAAAAGGTGCAGGCTCAACTTGACCCTGTTTCTACATTCACAATTGATGGAATTTTAATTCCAACATATATATATTGGTTTCCGGCTTGGACTCAATACGACGACTGGTCAGTAACAGGTAGCCAGTCTTTTGACTTAGACCCAGCAACCTATTGGCCGTACGCATAGCCCCTTGACACCCCGCCATCAGTATGAACCAACTCCTATCCTTCGTTCAAACACAAGACTTGTTTGCTTGGCTTGGAGCATTGACCGCCCTTCTCTCTGCCGTGATTGCCGTTGCCTCTTTGATACCCGGTGACGAGCCGGAGGCCACGCTAACCAAGATCGTTTCGTTTCTCAGTAAGTTCTCGAAGAAGTAGGTTATGTTTGAGGCCGCCATCGCCTCGCTTGCAGGAGTTGTTGGGATTGTTTTCTGGTGGCTTAAAAATCGAGCCAAGACAAGAAAAGAACGAGACGATGAAGAAATTGCTTACAATCGCCGTCTGCGAGATGCGGAAGTGGATAGCTGGATTCATCGTCGCTAGCTTTCTTTGTGGGTGCGTAACAACCCGCCCTTACGACATTGGGCAAGTCCCGAACCAAGATTCAATTACCGACTTCATTATGCGGTGGGACAAGCTCGACCGAACCAAAGCAACCCCAGAAGAATACAGACAGCTTTTTGGGCAATCGCTCAAAACGATTTCTCGACTTGTGGAGGAGAATGAACGACTCCGAAAGAGACTCGATCAATGACGATTCGGGAGGCGGTGGAAAGGTCAAGAGGCCACATAGAAAAGTGCGAGCCTAGTTTCGGCAAGAGGGTGGGGGCTTGGTACTCGGAGTTAATGTCTAAAAAGATTCCAGTTCTGATCTATTGTTCGACTAGAACGCCCCAAGAGCAAGAGGAGCTATACGCCCGAGGACGGACAAAGGCTGGGAGGAAAGTCACAAACGCTCGTGGAATACCCCCACAATCGCTCCACATTGACCAAGGTAAAGGCTCTCACGCAATCGACTATGTTCCCCTTGCTCGCACTCCTAGCGGTGATCTACTGGCCTCTTGGGACGATGACCAAGGATATTCAATCACCCGCAAGATTGCAGAGAAGCACGGCCTTCGTGGATTGGATTGGGAACAACCCCATCTTGAGGATGCGAATATCTCTGGATGGCGTGAATTAGTTAGCCCGCAAAAACAAGAAGTGAACAAGCAAAAGATTTCCCTAGTCAATAAGCGTCCGTGGTCTAGTCGTTAATGGATGACATCAGAGCAGGGAGTGGAGAAAACAACCGAGGAAGTTTTTACAAAAAAGCACGATCTCCATCTCACTACTTTGCAGATGGCGGCGGTCGAGTCGATGGAGAGAAAATATAAAAAGGGAGTGGTAGAACACGGCGGGACAAAATTGTGGGAGATGCCCACGGCACGACTCGTAGAGAACGCAATCGAGGAGGCGACCGACCAACTGACCTATCTCCTCACCCTTCGCCAGCAAATGCACATTGTGATGGAATTAGCAAGGGATGGATGCACGGACGAAACATTGACAAATCCTCGAGCAAGAGAGTGTTGCAATCTAATTTACACAACTCTAACTGGACAATCTAAACCCCATTTATGAAGCCAATAAAGTTTGTCGCTTGTGGCGATATCCACGGCGATGAACAAGACGCTCCCTCGGTTAAAGCCCTGCTTGCTTTTACCAAGGAATACAAACCCGATCTCGTGGTTTGCATCGGCGACCTCTGGGACTTCCGTGCAATCAGAAAGGGGGCAGGAGATGAGGAACAAGCATCGAGTCTGCAAAAGGATTGGGACTGCGGGGAGGAGTTCATTCGGGAGTTTTTTTCCCACGGAAGTGAGAGGGTGTTCCTGCGGGGCAATCACGATGAACGGATTTTCGATATGGCTAGGAACAGCCGAAGCGGTCTGGCAAGGGACTATGCAAACGATGGGATAGCAAACATCGAAGCGATAATGAGGGAGACGAAGGCAAGGATGTTCCCCTACGATTCAGTCGGCGGGATATATAAGTGTGGCTCGCTCTCATTCGTCCACGGCTACGGCCACGCAATGCACTCCGGCAAGCAACACGCCGATGCTTATGGGGATGTTATTTTCGGCCATACCCACGCCATTGATTATTTTAGAAGCGTCTCCATCGACCCTCGGACTGGCCACAATATCGGGTGCTTATGCAACAAGACCCCAGAATATAATCGAGGCCAACTCCGCAGACTCCGCTGGCAACACGGCTGGGCGTTCGGAGCAATTTATCCGGATAAAACGCACGAGGTTTTTCAAGCACGGCAAAGAGGCAACAAGTTTTATCTGCCTACCGGCATAAAGGCATTTTAATATGAATGCACGAAATCCTTGGCAGAAACTTTTACAAGAACACATCTTAAACAAAGAGTGTCCCCCTGTTCCAGAGGGATTCAAAAGTCGAGCAGAGATAATGAAATTAACTGGGAAAAAAACAAGCTCCATCGATCGCCTCCTCCGTGAATTACTAGAAAAAAAGAAGCTGGAAGTTAGGAAAATTAAAATCGTGCTTCCAAATAAAAGGGGGCATACATTCTTTAGATGGATAAAAGCCTACAAAATACTCCCCTCGTAAGTAGCGTGTTTATAACGATTTGCGAACAATCGTCAAGATAAGATAAATAAACCATTGACAAGTTTTGGGGGTGTGTTAGGGTGTGGATATGCAAACAACCACAGAAACACTGACGGAAACCAAAAAGAAAATCACCCTTGCGACACTAAAGAGCTTTATCCGCAAGAACGCAGATTCACTTTTCTGCAAGACTCGCTCAAGATTTGATGGAATGACTGACTCCATTGAGCAGGTCGAGGACTTCTTTGGTAGGGTTAGCCCAGAGAAAGCAATAGGACTTCAAGGAGTATACTTAGTGGGAAGCTCCAGAGACCGCTTCCGTCATTTTGAAGATGAGTCCTTTGTCGGCATTGAGGTTTCAAACTGTTGCGGAAGGGGAATCTTGGCGGTCAAGAAATAATCCAAATAAACAAAGAAAGAACCAAAACCAATGAGTGCATACCTAGTAGATCAAAACCACATCGAATACCTAGCAAGCGGAATTGATATCGGAAGAAATAACTTAAGAGCCTATGCCTCTAAGTGGATAGAGGAAGGAGAAGACATTGATGCCCTCGGTCAGATGTTATATGATGAAAACCAGAGGAGCGTAAACTATCGGTATAAAGACAGCGAGGAGTCCCCCGCCTTTGCGTCTATGGGGAGAAGATATAATTATGACCCCTTACAGATGCTCAATTCGATTGCTTGCTATGAGTATCAATCTTGCGAGCATCCGGAATGGGAGCAGAGCAAGGCCAAGAATTACTGCAACCACTTGAGGTCGCACATCATTCACCTTATGACCGGTGGCAAAAAGTGGGGCGCACCAGAACCCCTATAAACAATCAACAAAAGAAAGAAGAAATTAAATGAAACAGAAAATTAAAGCGACCTACCTCGCAGGACTTCGTGAGAATGTTGGGAAGTATTACTACGGCGAAACTTGGACAGATAAAGATGGCCGAAACTTTCGGGTGAAGTATGGCAAGACAACCCGCACCGACGAGCCTTGGTCTTTTGAAGTCATAGAGAAAAAGACATCGCACGAAAGCAACCTCCCCAAAGGTTTCAAAAAGGCGATTAAAGACAAACTGGCGACGAAGGGAATCTCTAGGGAGTGGATGAGCAAACACCTAGAGATCATATAAAGAAAGGACAACCAAACACAATGAAACACAAGAAACATACAAACAAAAACCTAAGATGGCTCGTGGCAGTAAGGGCAAAAAATCCATGCAAGAAGAATGAAGTTTTTGGATTCGCTACAAAGCGGGGGGCGATTGCATTCACCAAAGACATAGCGAAGATGGGCGGGGTGTGGATGTTTGCCGATGCCGGAAGGGGCAAAGATATCTAAACAAATGAATAAAATCCTCATATCCTACATTGCTGGACTCGTGATCGGGGCTGGCTCGGTGCTATTAATAGTTGAACATTTGCTCAAATAATCCTTTACAACTTAAATCGAAATCCTACAACAAGCCTATGACATCCCTCCCCCTCCCAGCCAAACCGCAAGCCTCCGCAGTTCCGGCATGGCACATTGAGTTCAAGAAAGATACAGCCATTGAGGGTAAGGCGAATGGCTGGCGGGGCTTGTTCGATCAAGAAACCAAGCAAGGATACAATCGACACGGCAAGTTCGCCTCAAATCATAATCTGATGGCCGAGAGGATTCTTGGTGCTGGAATCAAATCTCGCTTTGTCGATTGTGAGATTATGGGACAAAGGACAAAGAGTGGCAAAGGAACAATCGTAGTGATGGATGCCTTCGACCCCGCCAGCCCCAAGCCCTACGCCGAGAGGATGAAGGATATCGAACATCTAGAAGCCGTCACCTTTGATATCCCAAACAACAAACTCCTCCGATTTGTTCGACTTGCCCACCACAAGATCAATTCAATATGGGAGGAGATGAACTTCCAAAACAACAAGGCGGGCGAAGTAATCTGGGAAGGCTTCGTGATGAAATCCCTTGATGACGGCAAGTATCCCTACATCACCAACCCCTCTTACTGTTCCCCCGCTTGGAAGAAACAGAGGATTCGCTGGTGATTATTTTCCTTGTCGCTTTCTTTGGTCTTTTGATTTTGCAAGGCGTAAGGATATTCGCAAAGCATATCGACCAGCAGAACTATGATCGAAGGCAGTTCTATCTTTATGTTGCCGCTGAGTTGGACAAGATGGACAAGATCGTTGCCGAGGGCAACCAGCCTAAAGAACCAAAAGAACCAGAGCTATTGTTGCCCACAAAGAACTGGGTGGGGCGTAACTAAAATGAAGCTCACCCCATCAGCCAAGTTTGAACTTCTATGGAGAAGCCTTGGTGGTTGGGGGCTGGTTAAGGAATACAAGTTTGTAGATGGCAGACGCTTTCGGTTTGATTACTACCACCTCAACGGCGTAGCCATCGAGTTAGAGGGTGGGGTGTGGACGAGGGGCAGGCATACCAGACCCTCCGGATTCCTCAACGATATGGAAAAATACAACCTCGCCGCCTCAATGGGCATCCTAGTTTTCCGCATACCCTCGCACGACATAAGCACCAAGTGGCTTTCCCCAATAATCAAAACCATAAACGAAAGGACAAAAAAATGAGTGAAGAAATGCCTACATTCTGGCATCAAGAACCAGCCAAGAAAAAATTACCAAATGAAACTACGGATGAATGGGTGGTAAGAGTGTTTGGAGCGTTCCCCGATACAGAGTTCGACAGCCGGAATGACTTTAGATTTTTGAATTTACCCAAGACACAAAAAGAAAACGCCGAAGGCTTTGGCGTATTCGATGACGGACAGAACAAACAATAAACAAAGGAAAGAACCAACAAATGAATAATGAACTAGCAGTACACAACGGCAACGGAGTCTCCAACCATATCCGACAAGCAACGGATGTGGCGGGGGCTTGTCGTGCCATCGTAAAAGAAACCTGCCAACGCATAGGCCAAAAGGACTATGTGCGAGTTGAGGGCTGGCAAGCAATCGCAGTGGCTCACGGATGCGTAGCAAGTGCAAGAGATGTTGAGCGTCTCGAAGATGGCTATCGGTGCATCGGTGAGGTTAAGAGGATGGACAACGGACAAGTGATATCTCAAGCCGAGGGGTTCTTGGGTGATGACGAACCGATGTGGGAGAAGCGTCCGAACTATGCAAAGAGGGCGATGTGCCAGACTAGGGCAATCAGTAGGGCTTGTCGCTCTGCCTTTGCTCATATAGTAGTCCTAATCGACAAGAGCCTATCGACAACACCAGCCGAGGAAGTTCCTTATGGGGGCTTCCAAGATATCAACACGGAGAAGTTTGAGGAAGCACCCAAGGCCGAACCCGCCAAGATAAGCAAAGCAGATTTGGCAGACATCACAGCCAAGCTAAATGGCGTTCGTATTGGTGAACCAAGGGATATGGAGCTGAAGTTTGGCAAGCACAAGGGTTCAACGCTTCGGCAGATTGCTATGCTTGGAGATAAGGGATTAGATTACCTAGAGTGGCTATCTAGGCAAGACCTGAAGCCCGGAGCAGACGGCAAGCCATACAAGAACGATATTATCCGCAACGAGATAATCGCAGAGATTCTCCTCGAGGCCGAGTCGTTAAGAAAAGGAACACCCGATGAAATCCCATTCTGAACTTATCCAAGACATCCTTAACGATGCAAGGAGCAAGGCCGCCGATCTCGAAAGAGAACGATGCGCCGATCTGGTTCAACAACTGGCAGACGGAACAGAAGATGCAGTCATCACCGGAATCTTAAATGAGGTTGTGCTTGCTATTAGGAGGCTAGGAGATGTCGGCCGTTGATGTTCGAGTTCCAAAAACCAAATGGTCGATGCTTGTTTGGAAAAACATAAAGGAGAAACCATATAACGATGAAAGAGTTCTTATGGATATCGGCGGTGAGGTTGTTGTCGGTCGTTTCATTGATGGCTCGTTTGTCTCTCGAAGCTGGGGGCATTCTGAAAATGATGTTCGGCTTTGGGCAAGCTGGCCGAAAGCACCCAAATGGTAACTTTCCTTTCATCCATCGGGAAAGTTTTGTGGGAATTGTTCGTGGTAGGTATAGGATGCTTGAGTATTTTTCTCACCATTCTATTTCTGAGCGACCTGTGCTGGGATTTAGTAAAAGATATATTAAGGAGAATTAAAAAATGAGCGTCAAAAGATTAAAACTTGTGGACGAGTTCCACGCTTCGGTGAGTCGGCGGCTTAAAGAATTGTTCAAAGACTTCGACCACGCCAAGCGTGAAAACTATAAAGACATCATCAACCACCTCGACTACTCGCATCGCATAACCAAAGAGCTATTGGAGAGGGCGAAGAAATACCAGAAGCGGGATGTGGAGAAGGCTAAGAAGTGAAGCGAGATTCCTTCTGGTTTCCATTTGAGCCGAACCGCTGGCTATCCAATGAGAAGCTATCGCTGGTGAGTCTCGAGGCCAAGGGGCTATGGATTCACCTAGTGTGCCTCATCTATAAGGCCAACGCCAGCGGGAGATTGGTCATCAACGGCAATCCACCCACCCCGGAACAGATAAGCAGAATGGTTGGTCAAGACGCCAGCCCACTCATTAAAGAGCTTGAGGTTGCAGGGGTTTATGAGATTAAAGATGGGGCAATCTACCACGGCGGCACGGCGGCAACCCTAGCAGATATGAATAAAAGATCGGCTGGTTATGCGTCAAGAATAACCCATAGATGCCCCAAAGATGAGCCATCTATGCACCATCTATCGTCCATAGATGAGCAAAAGATGGGACACAATAACAATAACAATAACAATAAGAAAGAGAGAGAGGGCTTACGCCCCACGCACGCTGAATGGATTGCCTTTGCAAATGAGATCGGATGGAGATTGACGGATGCGGAGTCGGCTTTTGATTACTACCAGAGCAACGGATGGAAGGTCGGGGGCAGGGCATCGGTTAAAGACTGGCGAGCGTGTGCCAGAAATTGTCAGAGGAGGAGCAACCAACAACCAACCAAAGGAAACCAACCAATGAAGAAACCGATCAAATCGGGGTGCGAATCCCCACCAACTTACAAAATTATGGGCTTCCAGACGCTTGAAGCGTGGGAAAAGGCGGGGTGTCCGTGAACTACCTAGATTCCAATATGTTAGAGGGTGCGATGATTGCTTTATCAAAAAGGATTGCACAACTCGAGAAAAAGCGTGGAACAAACTGTGGGCAGGGAGAAGTAACAGATGAGGAATATGAGATTAAAAAAGCCCTGTTCAAAGACCCTAATCAAAAGCTCCCACCAGTATTTGAGTCGATATTAGCAAGGAAACTAATTCCAATATGCGATAGGATAGCCCAAATTGAGTCTCAAATGCCCAATAAACCGACCCTGCCCATAGAACAGGCAAATTGCCCGACAGTCGAAGTGCCTAAAGATTTGAGGCTATTTGCGGGCAAAAGGGGAAAGAAAAGAAATCGATCTGCCGATATTGTTCAGCGTAGATGGGCTATTTGGAAGATTCAAAGCGAGGCCGGTATACCACTTAGCGTAATTGCTAAAGCGTGGGACTGCGACCACGGCTCAATATGCTATGCAAGGGAAAGTGGCTGGTCTCCATATAAAAATAAAAACAGAAAGACCGAAAAATGATCGCGATACTCGAAGCAGAGCAGTTCGAGTTGCCCTTTATGCGAACCACGCACCCAGTCAAGACGGAAGGCCACGACCAGAACGCCCGAATACTAGCCCACCTACAAAATGGAAGAACACTCACGGCTCTGGAAGCCCTAGAATGGTTCAAGTGCTTCCGGTTGGCGAGTCGGATTTGCGACTTGAAAAAGGCGGGGCATCAGATTGAAAAGCGAACGGTGCAAACAAACAGCGGCAAGAGGGTTGCTGAGTACTATTTGCAGAAATGAATAACTTAAAATCATCCCTTGCCTCAAACCAAACTCAAAGTAGCTTGCACATTCGATGAACGAACCCTTCACATCCTCAGAGGCAAAGGCCAAGGGCATTCTTTCTGACCGCTACCCCGGCAAGGAGATGGCAAAGCTTTACGCAGAGAACCGCAACCAAGCGACCATCGATATGTTAAGAGATGCCGTGTTCACTTTGATTACTAACGAGATTCCCACTTGCACAATCGCTCAAGTTCTACGCAAAACCCACGGAGCAATCCAGTATCACCTCCGATGTCTTGAGGGGAATGGCAAACTCAAGAGACGGAACAAGCGATGTCATTGGCGGGAGGCCGTTGAAGCGTGAAAAAAAAAATCAATAAGATGGATTCTAAGGCAATCGAGGCACAGATCGACAAGCTCAAGGACACGATTGACAACGCAGAAGGCAAAAGAACCAAGGGAGACGAATCCCCATCGAGACGCTACCGCCACTTGTGCGAGCAACTCCACTTCTTAACGATGAAAAAAGCCATCCTCATCCTAGCCATCGCCCTCCTTGGTTCGGTGCAGGGGGCAAACATAATGATCGAGCCGCCAAGACCGCCACCGAAGAAAACCATCAAGGCCAGAATCACGGCCTACTGGTTGGGCGAGGACGAGTTTGGCTATAAAAGCTCCACAGGAAAACGGTTGGTATCCGGCAAGTCTTGTGCGGTAGACCCCAGACTTATCCCCTACGGCACAAAGCTAGTTATCGAAGGCAAGACCTACCACGCCCACGACACAGGTACGGCAGTCATATCCCGAAAGGCATCGGGCAAATCTAGGTTGCCAGTCGTTGATCTTTTCTACGCATCAGAACGGCAGGCAAGGCGGGAGTTGGCGAGGGTGGGACGGACGGCAGTTGTGGAAATCCAGTAAATGAACCACCTAGGCCAAGACCCAGCGGATAGCATCTTGGCTAGTTACACGCCAGATATGGCAGAGCATATCGACACGCTCCAAGATAGGGTCAAGGAAAGGCTCTCTAAAATGCAGGCGATGAACCCAAGCATCGACCTAGACCAGCTAGCCAAGCTCACGGCAGAGGTGGTGGAGCAGACCATAAAGCACGAGGGCGACTCCCAAATGTTGAGGCACAGGCGGGACGACACCTTGGACGAATCCTTGCTAGCCCTAGCCACGAACCGAAGCCCCGACTCGCTGACCTCAATCGCAAAGCGTTATATCAACCCAAGCACCGGCAAGCCCTATACCAGAGCGGCCATCTCGGCACGGCTTACGGAGTTGAGCCAGCGCACCGGCCTAGTTTTACGCATCCAACGGAGCGAACGAGTGCGCCAAATCTACAAGGAACGAGCCTTGCGGGTACACAAAAAGAGGCGGGAAGAATGCCCCAAATGGAACTCGGAAGCGTGGGAAAAAGGCATTAAAAGGCGAGGAAAAAAACGGTGAGGACAGGCTCGAAAGTGATATGTGTGGACGATCGATTCCCCACCGAGATCATCCTTTTCTACAACCACCTCCCAATCAAAGACAAGGTGTATGTGGTAAGGGGACTAGGGGTTGGGGTAGGGCTGAACGGACAGGAGGGCGAGGTCGTTGTCTACCTTGAGGGATTAAAGAACCCCTGCTCGACCACCCCACCCCATCCAGAACGAGGCTTTCACTCCGACAGATTCAGAGAGATTGAACCACCCGCAGAAGTCGAGGCCGAGGAGTTGGCCGAGGCTTACGCATAACCCAAAAAGGACATCCCAAAATGAGCGAAAAGCAAATAGGAATGGAGCTACAACGCACGGTCAAGGCACTAGAAAAAGCCAAGGAAACAGCCATCGAACAGATGGGGCAGGCCATCGGATTAGCCGCAGATGCAGGCGACATCCTGCTATCAGCACGGACAGAGGGGCTAGACCTCGAAGCCATCCAAGAAATAGGACAAATAAACGGTGAGCAGGCAAGGCGTTACGAGCGTGTGGCCAAGGCAAGGCCATCCCTCCAAGCCCCTACCCCCGGTGGCCTCAAGCAGTTAGCCCTATGGACTGGGCTACTGCCAGACCCCATCGAGATCAGCAACCCCAAGGCCGAACAGGCATGGCATAGCTACATCATCAAGGCTCGCCAATGGCTAGCACGCAAGAGCATAAACCAATGGACACCAGCCCAACGCACCCAGTTCGTTGAGGAGGCAAGGCCAATAGTCGAGGCGTTCAAAGAGGCGGGGGGGGAGCTATGAGAGGGGAACGAGAGGTCGCAAAAACTAGGAGGCTTCCAAACACAAAAATCTCCCCTAACAGGTTCCGAGGTGGGGTTATTTTGTGCGAGTTTCCCCCCAGAAACTAAAGGAAACCAGAAAGAACAAACAAGATGAACCAAAACATAAGGCAACAGCATATAAACAAGCTAATTCCGTATGCCCGAAACAGCAGGACACACTCGGACGAACAAGTGTTGCAGATCGCCGCAAGCATTAGAGAGTTCGGATGGACAAACCCAGTCTTGGTAGACAAAAACAATACAATAATAGCAGGACACGGAAGAGTTCTTGCCGCTAGGAAGCTGGGGATTGAGGAAGTGCCGACAATTAGCCTAGAACATCTGACAGAGGCACAAGTGCGAGCATACGTAATAGCGGATAATAAATTGGGGCTTAATGCAGGATGGGATGATGAGCTTCTAATAAGCGAACTAGATGCATTGAAAGAGGAGGGATTCGATATTGAGAAAATCGGATTTACCCAAAAAGAACTGGATGAAGTTAAGGAGCTGGAAAAAGAAAACGAGGGCAATGAGGAAACGAAATTCTCAACCGAACTCGACCGAGAAAGCAACTACATAGTATTAAAATTCACCAAGGACATTGATTGGATTCAAGCGGAAACTATTTTCGGGCTTGAATCTACCTTTTCAAAAAGGGCAAATGGTAAGCCGTGGAGCAAGGGGGTGGGGCGTGTAATTGACGGATTGAAGGCAATCAAGAAAATCAAAGAAAGCATAAATGAAGGTTAAATTCTTTGCCCCGTCATACAAAAGGCCGAGCAAAAGCGACACACAAAAGAACTACCCGTTCGTAAAGCTTGTGGTGCGAGAAAGCGAGGCAGAAGAATACAAGAAAAATGGCAACGACATCTTAACAGTACCCGACGAAGTTCAAGGGAATGTATGCAGGGTCAAAAACTATATTTTGAAAACCTTGTTTGATGCAGATTGTGTCGTGCTTATGGATGATGATTGCAAGGGGGTTTACCGCTGGGAGAACCAGAAAAAAGTAAAATTCAAAAGCGAAGAGCTAATTGAGTTCTGCGAATCCAGCACAAACCTTTGTATGGAGTGGGGGTTTTCTTTTTGGGGGCTAAATTGTGTAACCGATAAGGGAGCTTATAGGGAACACACTCCGTTCAGCACCCAAAAATTCATAGGCGGACCATTCCATGCACACCTCAACAATAAAACCCTTTATGACGAAAGCCTGCCACTAAAAGAGGACTATGATATAACCCTGCAACACATAGTGTTTAATGGGGGATGCCTAAGATTTAATTTCTGCAACTATGATGTAAAACAGGCAGAACAAACCGGAGGCTGTGCAACATATAGAAACCTAGACAGGGAGAGAGAGCAGTTTGAGTCTTTACAGAAAAAATGGGGCAAAGATATTGTACAAAGAGATTACCAAAGCCGCAGAAGCTTTGATTTCAATCCAATCATCAAATCACCTTGGGCGGGGATATAATGCAATACCCAAAACTCATCAGAAAAAAAATAAACGAGCTTGTGCCCGCAAAATATAACCCAAGGAAAATATCTTCCGATTCTTTGGGCAGGCTAACCAAAAGCTTAAGTGAATTGGGCAACCTTCAGCCGATCACTTGGAATGCTAAAAGCGGGAATATCATCGGAGGACACCAGAGACTTAAATGCTATGAGGCACTTGGCAAAGAGGAGGTCGATGTGTGGGCGGTGTGGCTGGATGAGATACAAGAGAAGGCGGCGAACCTTGCGTTAAACAAGTTGAGTGGTGAATTTGATATGCCCCAACTAAAAGACATTCTCGAAGAATTAGATGCAGGGGAAATTGATATTGATATTACCGGATTCGGAATCGATGAGATGGCCGAACTAATGGAGCAAGCTCCACCAGAAAAAGAAAAAGAAGAACTAGGGGGTGGGGAAAAGTGCCAGACCTGTGGGCAACCCATTTATGGATGATAAGCCAAGCGGAACTCGTAAAAAAGTGGGGATACTCAAAGGGACAAATCTCGAAGATGGCGTCAAGGGGGATGCCACTAACCTCCGAAGCCGAGGCGATGAGTTGGAGGGTTGCAAACCAAAAAGCAATCGGGCGCACAAGCCCACCCCTCAAACCAGTCAGCGCACCAGAACAAGGTGAAGCGCAAAATAATGGAGATTTTTCTGCCCTAAATACTCTTGGCAGGAAACTTCGAGCCGAACGAATGGAAATTGCATCCTTTCGAGAAATGGTAAAAGCGGGAAGACAAGAAAACCCTATTGCAACAAGAGCCTCCATTCAAACCTATGAGAAAGCACAGAAAGTTGTTAGGCAAGCCGAGATCGACTATCAACAAGAACGGGCTTATCTCCGGCAAACAATCTCCATAAGCGAGGCGAGAGAATTTATTACAACTTGGTTCGGAGCAATCCGCAACCTAATGGATGCAATGCCCTCCTCCCTTTCAGCCCGAGCCAACCCCTCCGACCCAGAGTGTGCAAAGGTAGCGATTCAAGAAGGGGTAGACCAAATCTATATGACCATACAAAAAGCAGAGGGGGCATTTAAGTGATGCTAGGGCTAAAAATAGGTGTGGGAATAGTGCTCGGAATCGTGCTTCTTAATGTGGCATTCTGGGCTTGTGTTATTCTCGCCTATCTACTCGCTACCTTATTTGAGTGCATGGGTAAGTGGATAAAAAAGTGAACGAATGCTTCCTTGTCATCATAGCCGCCCTCGGCTTGCTGGGATTGATTCTGCCGTTCTTTGACGAATGAAACGCTCTCCCCTCAAACGCAAAACCCCACTCAAGCGAGGCGGGAAACTACGCCGAGTATCTGCCAAGAGACGAGAGCAGAACAAGGTCTATTCTGATGTGCGAGAGAAGTTTCTGGGCAACACACCAGTCTGCCAAGTTTGCCAGAACAAGATGGCGAGCCAAGTTCACCATAGGAGAGGGAGATTCGGGGATAGGCTCAACGAGGTGGAGTTTTTCTTGGCGGTGTGTTTTGATTGCCATCATAAGATTCACATGAATCCAGCGTGGGCGTATGCAAAAGATTATTTGGTTAAGAGATGAGCACGCTTTCGGAAATCAACGGATTCACTAGGGAACTATTCAAGCCGAGGGAACATCTTTCGATTCCAGAGTGGGCAGAAAAAAATCTGACTCTATCGGCAAGGGTAACAAACATACCCGGTGCGTATTCAACCAACCTCACGCCCTATGTCCGAGAACCCCTAGAGGCTTTTGGTGATGACTCGATTCGGAGGGTGGTGTTAGTCTGGGGGGCACAGACCTCAAAGACGACAACGATTCTCGCTGGCCTAGCCTATCGAATCGCAGAACGCCCTTGTCCGGTCTTGTGGGTGATGCCCTCGGAACATCTAGCTCGATCATTTACAGAAACCCGCTGGCTTCCGATGGTGGACGACTGCCCAGCCCTAGCCAAAGAAAAGCCCGACAACACCGACAAGATCAAAATCCTCGAGCAACATTTTAAGCGATGCTCGGTGTGGTGGGCGGGAACAAGTGCCTCGGCTCTTTCTAGTCGTTCGATTGCCTTGCTCTGCATGGATGAGGTCGATAAGTTCCCAGAGCAAGCAGGCTCGGGAAGGGAAGCCAATCCGGTGCAGTTAGCAGAGGCACGAGTCAGCACCTACCCCAATCATTTAATCATAGCAACCAGCACCCCGACAACTGCCGACTCAATAATTTGGGCTGAGTGGCAGAAGGGGGATATGCGCTTCTATTTTGTGCCTTGCCCCCATTGTGGATTAAAACAAAAACTAATATGGGGACAAGTCAAGTGGGATGAATCGGCCAAGATAGAAGATGGCGTTTATGATTACGCCCTAGTTAAAAGCTCCACCTACTACGAATGCGAGGGGTGCAAGGGCAAGATTCAAGACGGCCAGAAAACCAAGATGCTACGAGAGGGGGAGTGGAGGGCAACGAATCCCAAGGGCGAACCAGCCAGACGCTCGTATCATCTCAACGGCCTATATGCTCCGTGGGTAACATTCGGTAGCTTGGCGGTCAAGTTCCTGCAAGATAAACACAGCGGGATTATCGGCCTACAAGATTTTGTGAACCGAGTCCTAGCCGAGCCGTGGATGGAACACGAATCAGAAAAGATGCAGATCGTTCCCGGTGCTTACAAGATGGGGGAGGTTCGGATGGGCGATAAGCTAATTATGAGTTGCGACATCCAAGAGGCGGGGGGCTTCCACGCTTGGTGTGTAGTTAGGGCTTGGGATTTAGAGGGAAAACCAAGGCTCGTGTGGGCAGGCAGGCTAGAAACTTGGGGCGACATAAAGGCAAAGCAAGATGAATTTGGCGTTGAGGATAAGTGCGTGCTAATTGACTCGGGCGATCAAACCAGAGATGTATATTTGAATTGTTGCAAGAACGGCTGGGTAGCGTTGGTCGGTTCGGACAAGACCAGCTTCTCCGAGATCGTGAACGAGCAGAAGGTGCAAAGGCCATACGCTCGAATCGCAAATGGCGACCCATTCAGCGGTAAGGCAGTTCAATCCAAGGTAGGGTGGAAGTGGAAGCTCTGCCCGATTTGGAGATGGTCGAACCCATCCATCAAAGACATCCTTTCCCAACTTCTCAAAGAGGAGGGCTTTATCGCCCTAGATACGCCCGATGTTTGGAAGGTGCATCTCGAAGCAGAGGTAAAGGTAAGGGTGAAGAACCCTATGACTGGCAGGGAAAGACTTGTGTGGAAGCAAGTCGGAAAGCATAATCATTTAATGGACTGTGAATGTATGAACATTGTGGGTGCGGCACTCCACGGACGGCTCAAGGTTTCACCCGCAAGTTTGACACAGGAGGTTGAGAATGGCGAAGGGTGATTTTATTGGGCTACCCTTAGCCACCCTAACTTCTCTGCGCGATAAGTATGTGACTTGTCTTGAGGCGATTGCGGTGGCTGGGTCTAGCTATTCGATAGCGGGACGCTCTTTTTCTAGGGCGAATCTTGGGGAAGTTCGTGATACTATCGCAGAGCTAACCCTTGCCATCCAGTCTGTCAACGGCACTCGTATCCGCACGACCTACGCTAACTTCTCGTGAAAAAAGCCCAACTAAACTTAATCGATAAAGCCGTTGCCTTTCTAAACCCGCAGGGTGCAGTTAATCGGATGATTGCACGGCAGAAGCTGGTCAACTTCTCTTACGATGCGGTCAAATATACAAGGGAACGTAAAGGGCCGAGTTCGCTTTCTGGTGCGGAAGATTATCGCTCTAACTATGACCGAGTAGAGCTGATGAAAAGGGCGAGGGACTTGGCAGAGAATGTCGGCCTTGTTCGCTCCATCCTCATGAAGTTCGCCAGCCATACAGCCGCAAACATCTCCTACCAAGCCCGAACAGAAAACCCCGAGGTCAATACAGAGGTTGAGGCATATTGGGCAGAGTGGTGGGACAAGTGCGATATCTCGACAAGGCACACCGGGTCGACTCTGATGCAAGTGGCGATGATGTCGATGCTCCGAGATGGTGATTTTCTTTTTGTTTTAGTCCGAGACAAGGACGGCAACTTAAAGATTCAAGGCATCGAGGCAGATAGAGTGGGCGACCCATTTAAGGTTTATACAAGCCTAGATTTGATCGGTGGAATCCATATTGATCGGGATACTGGTGCGCCGAGTGCCTACGATATTTACAACCGAAGCATCGGGGATTTTTACACCTACCAAGCAACCATTCCCGCAAGCCAAGCCTTCCACTTATTCGACCCACTCCGCATCGACCAGTACCGAGGAATATCCGCTTTCCATACCGCAATTAATGATGCAACAGATATTTACGATATTATCAACTTTGAGAAGATGGCCGCAAAGAACGCAAGTTCGCAAGCCGGAATCGTGAAGAGGAATAACAACAATGCCTCCGATCTCTCCACGCTCACAAACGATGAAAATGTTAATGGTGATACTATCAAGCTAGAAGCGATTGAGTCGGGCAAAATCTCCTACCTAGAACCGGGTGAGGATATCGTGTTCCCCGATGGCCCGAGCCGTCCCTCCGGTGCGTTTGCAGAGTTCCATAAGATTCTTTTAAGGAACATTTGCTTGGGCGTGGGCATCCCTTACAGCTTCGCCGTTGACCCATCTGCTATGTCTGGCCCGACTGCACGCCTTGAGATGCAACAAGCTGGACGCACCTTCCGCAGATACCAGAAGCTCCTAGATGATAAAGTTCTTCGACCGATTAAGAACATCGTAATCGCCGATGCAGTAGCAAGGGGATTGATTGATAACAATGTTGGAAGCAGAACGACCAAGGGCATCTTTAACTTTGGGGCAAATGTCTCTATTGATTTGGGCAGAGAATCCGCTTCCGCCATCTCCGAGTTCAAGACAGGACTCCGAACCGCCGCCGACATCTACGCCGAGCGAGGGCAAGATTTTGAAAGTGCTATGCGACAAAGGGCTATTGAGGCGAAGCTGATTAAGGATTTAGCACAGAAGTATGGCGTAGCCCCAGAGACGATTTCCGATATTGTTACGCCTACACCCCCGCAACCCCAACTACCTCCCGCCCCCGCACCTAAACCAGTAGCACCCATAGAGGATAAACCAGAGGAGGGCGAGGATGAGGGAGGCGACCAGAAGCCAATTCCAGAAGACCCCATCGAACCATCCTCCGAAGAATTAGAAGTTAAAAAAAAAGATACTGAAGAGGCACTAGCAAAACTCGACCCAGCATCCATCAAGATGCTGATTGAGGGGATGATGGGAGGGATTGAGTTAGCAAAATACGATGGGATTGATTTTACCCCACCAGAAGGAGTTAGGGAGGCCGCTAAAAGAGCCTTGGATGTTAGAGAGACAAAACCACCCAGCCAAAGGGGAATGACCCCAGTAGGCATCGCCAGAGCTAGGGACTTGCAAAATGGCGTGAAGCTATCGCCCGACACAGTAAGGCGAATGCTGAACTTTCTAACTCGCCACGAAGTCGACAAGAGGGGCGCAACTTGGGATGAGCAAGGAAAGGGTTGGCAAGCGTGGCACGGATGGGGCGGGGATGCTGGCTTCTCTTGGGCAAGGAAAGTCGTTGGGCAAATGGAAGCAAGGGACAAAAAGGAACTGGCCGAACCAGCCTCTTGCCCAATCGCAACCCAAGACATCAAAACAAATCTAGCCAATAGGCAGACAGCGGTAGACGATGCGAACTACGGCCCAGCTAATCCAAACGAACCAAACGAGGACTACTGGAAAGCAAAGGCAGACGAGTTCCAAGGCGATGTAGTCACGGTAAAGAAGATGCTTTGCGGTAATTGTGCGGCCTTCGATCAGAGGAGCAAGATTCTAGGGTGCATTAAGAAGGGGATTGGTGAGGATGCGAATGAAGTAGCAGTTGGTGGCGATCTAGGTTACTGCGAGATTTTTGACTTTAAGTGTGCGGCTAAAAGGACTTGTGACGCTTGGATTGTTGGTGGGCCGATTACAGATAAGAAGCAAGAATTGGCTAGACCAGTAAGCCAAACCCCCGCCCCTCCTAAAGAGAGAATCAAAGGCTCAAAAGAAAACCCCGAAGGCACGGCATCCACAAGAAGCAAAGCTGGCGACATAGAGATTTCAGCCGAGAACGAGGAGGCACTCAAGAACAAGATTGCCGAGTTCAAGAAAGATCATCCCAAGAAAAACGCTCCTAGCCTTGGGGCATTGAAGAAAGTGTTTAGAAGGGGGGCGGGTGCGTTCTCGACTAGCTTTAGGCCAACGATTACCGGAGGAAAGCCCAACTCAAGGAACGCTTGGGCGATGGCAAGGGTGAACAAGTTTCTCAAGATGGCGGGTGGGGGTGAGGTCAAAGACTCTTACCGCAAGGCAGACGGCGATCTTCTTTGACATAACCTCGATGCTTTATGCCCCTGCCCCTACCCTCCGCAGACGAATCAGAGCAAGACTTTGTATCCCGGTTTATGGGTGACGAAGAAGCAATATCCAAGTTTCCAGACGAACAACAAAGGGCAGCGGTTGCCTATTCGACCTATCGGGATGAGGAGATGGAGGAAATGGAGCTAGGGGGAGTTAGCATTTTGGAGGTGGGAGAGGCGAAAGGACACGACCTTTTCGTGGATAAGACCAGCCTAGAAACCGCCCTCAAACTTATGAGCAACGCCAAGAATGGTGTGAAGGTTAAGATGAACCACGGAAGCGGATTGGACGCAGTTGTCGGCTTTGCACGCAACCCCCGCATCGATGGAGATAAGCTGGTGGCCGACCTCCGCTTGCTCCGTAACTCTCCCCACTACGGCCTAATCAAAGAGATGGCCTCCGAAGCCCCAGACCAGTTCGGCGTTTCCCTAGCCTTTGTGAATGAGTCCGAGACCATCAACGGCAAGGATTACATTCGCCCCCAGAGCATCGCCTCTGCTGATTTAGTTTCCAGCCCAGCCGCCACGAATGGATTATTCGAGGAGATGGTGAAGTTTATGGAAAAACTCGGTTATGTGCAGGGAGGCAAGACCATCCCAGCCGTAGCCAAAGAAGCCGTGGAGGAAGCTCCACTTGACAAAAAGGACAAAACAAATATGGAAAACAATTATATGAAAGATATCGAGGATATCAAGGTTCGCCTAGCGGCCATTGAAGATTCGATGAAACCCAAAGACGAAAAGATGGCCGAAGCCCCTGTAGACGAGCAAGCTGTTGCCAAAGAAGATAAGGCAGTTGCCGAAGGTGCAAAAGCCGAAGGCGAATCTGTTGATGAGGAAAAGCAAGAGGAGATGAGCGAAGTGGTGAAGAAAGTTCTGACCGAGTTTGGCATCAAGCCCATCCCCGCCTCACCCTCAATCGAAGTGCCTTCCCAGAAAAAGGAAGAACCCAAAACTTTTGAAGCTCTCGTGGCCGCCCATAGCGACTACGGAACAAGCAAGCTCAAGGCAATGAAAGCCGTGATGCTATCTAACCCAACCGAATACACCGAGGCATTGTCTCGTGGTATTACGAAACTCTAAAGAAGGATAATACTAAAATGGCTACAAATATTGACGGTGGTGCAGTTCGCACCTTTAACTTTGCCTCGGCGATCTCGGCTTACCGATTCGCAGAGATTCACACGGACGGCACGGCTCGTGCGGCTGTCTCCGGTTCTGCTCGTTGCATTGGTTCTACCATTAGCGATGTAGCGGCTGGCGACAACGGAGCGGTCAAGCTGTTCTACCCAACCTTTTTCGCAAATTGCGAGACGGCGATTGCCATCGGAGGCTTGGTAGCCACGACTGGTTCTGGCCTTGTAACAACGGCGGCCGCCAATACTGGCATCGTCGGAGTTGCCCTCGAAGCGGGTGCGGCTGATGCGGTCATCGAAGTCGCAGTTCCCTTAACCCAGTAATTTAACCTAAAAAAGAAAGACTAAAATATATGGCATATGTAAACGGCGGCACAACTATTAGGGCAGACATCAGCCAAGCGTTGATCGAAGCTCCTCAAGCCGACATCGGTTTGATCGGTTCGCAACTCCTCCCCTTGCAGAATGTAGATGCAAAGGCTGGAACATACCTCAAAGTTCAGTTAGCTGG